TTCCTTTTAAGGCAACACCAGTTTTACAAGTTAGCGCTTGTTGCTTGTGCTCTTCTTAGAAGAGGAACGCTTCTTCCTTCGATAGGAAACGCGTGGTAATCGCTTGGAGTTAACAGTTCCTTGAACCATAGATCAAAACGATCAGACCTTACGGCCAATCGATCGATTTAAATCCTTAGGATTCAAGAAATCTGAAACCGCAACAGCGGGCTCAGATAACTGTTCCAGATTATTAGCAATTCACTCAGATATATAAAATCAGTGTCCCATCATATCGACATTGGACCTGTATAAATCTACGGATGGATTATAGGACTTGTCAAACACGTTGATTGGTTTCCCAAACATAAAGGAATCAACACAGCGTGTGGATGGTAACTCTGAGATTATATCTCCTGGTAACCCCCCTCTCTCACTTTCCCTAGCATCATACCAGCTATCTTTAGCTGCGTTTGAACGTTCTAGAGCGGAATTCAAGGAATTATGTGCATAATTAAGGATAAAATCCCTAATCTTGAACAGTAACTCTTCCCTTTTCATCCCAATTTCGAGAAATTGTATTGGGTAATCGGACAGAATTCCAAAAGGAGAGAAACAACTTCATACAGCCTTAAAGACGTTNTTCTTTGAAGCCCCTTTAAAAGGGCCCCGAGACGTTCGTCCTAAGGCTAACAGGGATTCTGTATCAATCTTATATCCTTTCGCATCCATATCTCTAATGAGATCAGGAAGGTAAAAGATATTGCGGACTGCTAATAAGAGAACCTTTGGAGAGATAGGCGATAAGTCAATCTTTCCTAAGAATAATCTTTTAGCGAATTCCATAGCACCTATATCAGATCAAAGGGACTTTGACAAGTTGATGTCTACACCCAAGGTGTCCCTCATAATTTGAAGATAATGAGGAGCAACCCTAGGGTCGGCAATTACAATGTCATCACCCAATATTGCATAGTTGGAAAACCATTGGCCAATCCCCGCTCTCCTAGCCGCTACCTGCACAATCACATGATGTGTTAGAGCTAGCATAGGAAAAGACGAGTAGGCCCCCATTGGTTGACCAACCGCATATCGATAAGCCACTCACTTCTCACCTTCCTTTAAGTATCAATCCCTATCACTAAGGAGAGATGCTCAAGCTATAGCTGCTTCCTGGTTTAAAACCAATCCAAGTACTTGAACTTGGAGAGCTATAGGGAGGCGGTCCGTGGCAGCACTCAGATCATAACTTACTCTAAACGAGCCAGTTAGCAATCTAAGAGGCGCTAATTGATCAAATGTCCCATCATTTTGAATTTTAGATAATATATCGTTAATTCAAGTATGAAGAGGTTTAAAGAAACACTGAGTTCATCAATCTGTAATCGCAAAGACCCTTACTTTACCGGCAGCTTCAAATTTCTTTGAAAGCTTACCGAGCATAAGAGGTTTCTTTGAGACTCAGGCTAATCACTCCTGACGCACATATGTCTGCACTCGCCCACATTCTTCCTCGAAATCATGAAAGAAATCGAGATTATCAGTGGCACGAGAGTAAGCTTCAAGCGAAGCTAACAACCTCGGATGGGTAGCAAAGGTAAATGCGTCAAAAGGAGCAGATAGACTGCTAATCTTAAAGTTCGAACCGGCTGTCGTGATATTAAGACCACTAGCCTTCTCGGGTTTCCCCGAGATAGGAAAGTACTTAATTACTGCCTTAAGCTCTCTAATTGGCAACGTCTCACTTAACCCTTTAAAAGGATCAGTGATAGTCTCCAATTTAAGCTTAGGCTCGCACGGCCACACCCGGTACAGATTTAAAATCGTTAACGTAATCTTCAACGCCTTCACATCCCCAGCTTCAATTAATAACCGAAGCTTCGGGGGTATGAGACGCGGAAGACCTCGCGATATACCTACGGGTATAGTTTCTGAGCGGACGGTACCCCTCCGGTACTCGGCACCCATTGAAACTCATACCATTACTAAACGATTACACTCCTTCAGATATCTAGTTATCCAGGCGTTACCGCACTGGCCACTTAGATACCGAATTTGTTTGATAATCATATAGTAATATTCCTTATGTCCAGAATCCACGTTACACACAAACAATAGGGCGCGTAGTCATAAAGATATCTCCGAATCTTTAATAACTACCGTCCCATTAAATTGTTGTTTCATTGATTTTGACATGGGAATTATTGGGTTTATGATGAACTCTTAATTGGTAGGACCACTTTTGGTCTACATACCTAGTTACCTACAGCCTCGCCCGACCAGTACTCCACTTAGGTGGCTTAGAGAGCTACTAAACTCTCAAGCTTTGCCCTGGTGGTGGAACTATCGACCATAGGATATAAAATCATAAGATATGCAGTCCGGATGTCAATCCGGCGAGCAGGCCCAGCCTCTCACCCAGCGGGTTCTCTGTAGGGAGTTAGATATGGATAACTCCGATCTAACCAAAGATCGGTCCATATAGACCTCCCCTCAAGCATTGCCCCGGTGAGTATGCAACATGTCAGGTGAAACAATAATTCTCCTAATTCCTAGGAGATAGTAATTATTCAACTACCTTAGTATCCTCTGATGTAGAGCGCTTTTGGATGACAAGTCCATAACGCAAAACACCTTTACCAGACCTCTTATGATTTCGGAGGCGGCGGAGTTGGGTTTGATACAGGAAAATATCTTTATTTCTTTCGAAATAAAGAGGGTTC